CGCCAAGCTGAAAACGTTTATTGGGAAGGTTATGACCATCAAAAAGTCATTACCCTCTTCGACGACGTAGGTCAAGCTCGAGATATTCAAGGCAACCCCGACAACGAATTTATGAATCTTATCAGAGCCATAAACATTTTTGAATATAACTGTCATATGGCAGGAATAGACAAAAAAGGTAATGTGAAATTCGTATCGAAGATGGTGATTGCCAACACCAACATGAGCCACATGGAATTCAATAGCATTGTAGACCCTCGCGCATTTTTTCGGCGTTTTGACGTCATGGTAGACGTCTGCCCTAAGCGTGAATATTGCACAGAGGAGACCAAAGATCTAAATGTATGGAAACGCAAGCTTGACAAACTTAAGTTACCCATCGGATCTGAAGGCATCACATCAATGCACCCTGACATTCTTGAATTCCACGTCTTCGACTACGAAACTGAGAAATTGACAGGAGAAATCCTTGATTTTGATCAATTAGTAGATCGTATGAAGTTTTATGGCGAACTCAAAGCCACACGTTTCGTCCAGTATCAACAAGAACTTCAGCTCTCAAAGAATGTCCCTCAAGTCGATTGGTCATCTTTTAAAAAGACTTTCGCAAGGTATCGCTTTCATAATAACGACTTAGATGATAAAGTGCACAACTATCTAGAGCACTTTTTCAAGAACGAGCATTTTAAAACCAATTCAATGATGCTTTGTTCGGCGTATCGTCGTAGTACCGGTTATGACCACAAACTTGAATATATTGTGGCAGTTTATCTGTCGCTTTATCCCGAATTCGAGGAATCTCATAGCTGGGAATTTCCACAACTTGCAGAATTTATTATTCTACAAGACCACCAAATCACTGAAGTCCCAATATTTGGCTTAACTTATAGACCTGAAATTGTTAACGTTCTTTGCGATTCTTATGATACTTTTAAGTTATCATTCGACTCGTATTTTGAAGAGCATTTTCCAAAGCTTAAAGCTATTCAATCCTATCTTATCCCTTTGTCTGGATCAGTAGGGATGCTTATGGCACTCTATTCTGTTTACAAATACATGACTGAAACAACAGACCCAATTATATCCGGAGCGGAGTCCGGTCACAATCAAAAATCCAAAAACAAGGTCACATACACGAAACAACCATCCATGAAACATGCGAGGTCATTAGCAACGCCCCAAGCCTCGCTCAGCTACGATAAAAGCAACATTGAAATCTTAAACAAGATCGTTGCTCGAAACGTTTATGAAATTCATCTGTCCGACTCTGGACATTCAGCTGGTTTCGCCACTTTTATTAGAGGCAATGTTTTCATGGTTAACCGCCATTTTGTGACCCTATGTCTAGCTACTATTGAAGAGGATAGAGAACTCTTAAAGAACAATTTCAAACTTAAGAAACCGGGAACGGATATTGAGTACGAATTGCCTCTTAGCATTCTTTTGGATTTTAAAGTTACTGATGATCTTGAAGATCAAGATGTAGCATTCTTAGAAGCTCCAAAATACATCCCACAGCATATTGACATTGTCAAGTATTTTATCAACCGAGGATCCATCGGAAGATACGAAGACTTAGTCTTTAGACTCATCATCCCTTCACACAACAACTATAGGGCTTGGTGTGGTCGTGCTATTGCCGACGACTCTATTGCCGTGGTCCATCAAGTTGTATCCTATTCTATCAGAAAAGGATACAAATATATGGCCATGACACAAGCCGGTGACTGTGGGAGCCTCTTTACCCTTTGCTCAAACCACTCAGGAGCAAAAAAGATAATGGGAATACACGCGGCTGGAAATGAGCATGGTTATTCATACTCTACCGCCGTGTTCGAAGAAGACCTAAATGAAGTACTTAAAATGTTTGACAAACAAATTATATGCGACATTGAGGAAGACAACGTACCCCAGGCCAACATGAATTTTGATGGACCCCAATTTGCCCCACGTTACAAGACACAACTGAAAGTCAGCACGTCAGGCAAAACATCCAAAAAACGATCACCATTATACGGACAGATATCTCCAGTTACAACAGCCCCAGCAAAACTGAGACCATTCGAGTTAGATGGCAAGATAGTAGATCCCATGCAACTATCTCTAGCCAAGTATTGTAAAAACAAGACCGTCATAGACCCATTTCTCGTCACAGCCATAGGCAACCAGCTGTTTGACGACATCAAAAGATCTTCCCCTTTTATAACTGAAATGAGAGTTTATACTTTCGAAGAAGCTATTTTAGGGTTAGAGAACGACCCACTCTTTGGATCTATTTCAAGAACCACCAGTCCTGGCTATCCATACAACGTTACCCACCCCGGTCCCGGCAAGACGTATTGGTTTGGAAAAGAACAGGAATATGATTTAGAAAACGC